CCGTTTCTAGTAATGTTTTATTTCCACAATTGCTATCTATTATACCTTGCAAATATGCTTCATATTTTTCTGATGTATTTTTTTGATCAGCTTTTAACTTATACCAAGCTTTACGTCTAAACATTTCTCCACCATTACACACTCTCTTATGATTAAAATTAGATAATCTATGACAGAAAGTAGTAGAGCCGTGCCTTTGTCCGGTAACAACAATAAGTAATTTTGTATTCATATATTTAATTTATAAAAATAAACTTATATAACCAAAAAGAAATAGCCGCCTCAAACGAGACGGCTACTTCAATTAACAACATCATAGTAGATATTAGAGTGAGCCCAAAAGAACTCTTCTATTATCTAGAACAGCAAAGCCTTGCTCGGCCCAACCGTAGAAGCCAGCTCGTTTTTGACGATGTAATGTGTCATCTTCAAAAACTTGAACTTCTTGACGAACTGGCATGATGAATGAATCATTGCTTCTGAGATCAAGACCAACTACGATTTCACTGTCACCAGCTGGTAAAGTACCAGAAAGAACAGTTGTGTAGAACTCTTGATACTCTTGGCCTTCACCAAGCTCGTCAATGTCGTGCAGATTGATACCAAACACACGATTCACAGCATTATCTCCATCGCCAGCTGTGTAGATCTCACGACGAGTAATTTCGTCTATTTGATCAACACCCCAGTTTCTGAGGTCTTCCATAGCTTCTGGAGAAACAAAGAGATCTGTTAAGATGCCTCTGTTATTGCTAGAAGAATTACCGCCACCATTACGGCGCATGACAGTTTTGAGTAATGATACTAGTCTCTTGGTGAATTGACCAGAGGCAGCGTCACTGTCATAGACAACGATATTACGATCAACACCAGCAGCTGTGATGGTGTGCCAACCGTCGTCATTCATCTTCTTAACAAATTGAGATTCGAGAACCTCCATAGCACGACCGACAACGTCCCAACGGGCGTCACGAGCATACTTTAAAAGATAATCGATACTAGCGCCAATGTCATAGGTTGGAACCATGACATAATCGCCTTCTACATGGCGTTCTGGAACGTAGCCATGATTTGGTACAGTATATGCTACGAAGTCATTTTCTGTACCGGGTGCTAGAAAGTCCAAAGGAAATTCTGGAGTCGCACCAGGAGCAAGCTGAACAGCTTCGAAGATACCATTAAGAATATCTCCACTGAGTACAGCTTGACGAAGTGGTAACTCAAGAGCCTTTGCAAACTCTCTACTAGCAGCTAAAGATTGCTCTTTATCTGCAGAGCCAGATCTTTTGAGAAGATCTGTAAGTTCAACTGATGGTTCAAATTTATTAGCCATTATTGTTTTCTCCTCTATTAAGTGATGTTGATGTCTACTTTTACGTAACCGTCGGAATCTTTTTGCCCCAAGAAGGTGCCAACTTTAACACTGTTTGTTGAAACAGTGGTAAGGTCTCCTGCGCCATCATAGTAAGCATCTTGTCCAGCAACTGGAGTCTGTCCAGAAGCTAAACTGTCGGTCACAACAGAACCCCTACGGAGTAGAGCAACTTTGCCACCCTTTTGCACTTCATCTTTATGATAATTGATGTGTTGTCTTGTAAGATCAAGATTAACAACATCATTTAACAAAACACCTGCCGGTGCAGTACCCGATGGACTACCTGTTGGGTAGATAACAACAGCATCAGCATCATCCATAGATGAACCGGTACCACCATTACCATTGTAAACAACAACTCCACCACGATCACCAATTGTGTTCATGAAGAATGAAACATCGGTGTAACTTTCAACTCTATCTGGTTTTAAGGCCATTTTTATTCTCCTTCTTTATTGGTTTGTTCTTTGCCTAGTCTAGAATAAACAAAATCTACTAATGATGCTCTAGCGGATTCTAACTCTGAGTCATCTTCACTGCCAACACTAAGATCAACAGTTTTTTCAGCTTCAACGTCTTCTAAGACTTCTTCTGAAACGGTTGACTCAGTCTTTTCTTCACTTGCTTCAGTGTCTTCAGCTTCGGCTTCTACTTCAACTTCTGCCGATGCTTCGGCTTCTGTTTCAGCTTCTACTTCTTCTTTCTGACTCTGAGCCCATTCAGGGGTGTTAGATCCCACCAAAGATGCGATAGTAGCAAATGCTTCATCGTCTAACTCTTCAAACTTTGCAACAGTAGCTTCTGCTACTTCAGCAGTTACTCCATTTTCAACGAGTGAAGAAATTCTACTTGCTATTTTAGCTTGACGAGCAATTTCAACTTCTTGAGCTTTATAAGCTTCAATAGCCTCATTAGCAGAGGCAAGTTCTGTTTGTACAGTTTTTAGAGCTTCATCGTGAGTAGTGCTAAGTTCTTGAATTTCCGTAGCTTTAGTCTCATCTAATTGAGCTACATCATATTCCATTTTTGATTTATACTCTTCTAACTCTTTATCTTTGGCATCAAGAACTGTTGCAAGCTCTGCCATTTCTTTATCTTTCTTTTCTTTATCTTCGTGTTCTTGTTTCATAGTAGCTTCAAGGTCCATGACCTTAGCCTCTAATTCACTAACACGACTATATGCTTCCTTAAGGACTTCGCCGCAGCCATTCATGGCTTCGACCTTGTCTTTAAGATCAGCAATGTCTTTTTCTACACTCATATTAGTATTCTCCATGTTAAGGGACGCTTGAATATTAGATACACTATTATTTTCCAAAGGGATATTTTTATTTAAAACTTTTTCGCTAGTTTCTGAATCAAATATAATACTCTCAGGATTAGCCGGTTTATCAACAAAGCCTTTTCCTGAAAAATTGATATTTCTAAGAACTCTTCCAATTTTAAAATTATCAAATTCACCAAGGCCACCATAGGCCCTTAAATGTTTACTTAGATATGCAGAAGTATTAGTTCTTTCGAGAATCGAATACTCTCCAGTTTCTTTATTTAGTAAACCATAATCAAAATCATTAAAATAACACTCCATACTTACATATTTAGTGCCATTTTCAATCTCTTGTATTAAAGCTTCTGCTCTTTCTTTGAGCTCTGGATTAGAAAAATTTCGATAAATCACGGAACCAGTAACAATATGAAACTTTTCTGGAATAGAATCCATCTCAATATTATCTGGAAGGGTATCTCCAGCAGTATTGATAGGCCAGTTAGACACAATATGTCCAACAATTTGACCCTCATCATGTTCTAAATTGGTAGGCTTGTCTTCAGGAGTACTTTTTGCATTCCATACTTCAGCTTTATCAAAAATATCATCATTTCTGTTCCATGAAGATGAAACTAAAATAGATTGTACATAATACAAATCTTCATCATTTAATGCAGCAATTGCTTGATCATTCTCTATACTGGCTTTTGCTACGTCAATATCTTCTTTAAGGCATGGTTGAGCTGCGCTAATATAAGCGACAGAAGCATTAGCTGATATTTTATCGCTAATGGCATCGTCATACTCTTGTTGATAAATATTCATATTTAATTCTCTTTATTATGTAGTGCAGAATAGAATGTGGATTTTACTAATTTTTGCTCGTCTATAGTTAGGTTTCTGTCTAGGTCATTACTAATATTCTTTAATGAATATTCATACCCCAATATTGACTGTTTGGTATCTTTATCTATATTTTTAATATTAGACGAAATTTTATCCGAGTCAATTTGAGCAAAGGGTTTTAAAGAAAACAAAGCTTGTGTCTTTATGTATTCTAAATTTTTGAACTCTTGACTTGATAAAGACCTGAGGTTTTTTTTGCTATAAAAGTCTAAGATTAAGGGGTTCATGATAGAGCTAATCTTATCTTGAGCGTCTTGCGCCCAAACATCTAATGTAGCTCCAGTTCTAGGTTTAAAGTTACGTTCTTTTCTTTTGTCTTTATCTTTAGACATTTTGGGTCGACCTTGACCGGGGACACCAGGTAAAGATTCTGGGGAATCTTTGACCAACTTCGTTGTGTTTTTTGGCGATACCGTCTGTTCATTCTTAAGCTCGTATAGATTCTTTTGTCCCTCTTTTTTATTCGCTAGTTTTAAACCTACCTCACTAGGTGTACTCATGCCGTTTTGTAGTACAATCTTTTTAAGACTGTTTTGAAATTCAGCATCGTGAAAAGGACCGGCTTTTGGAGTTCTTCTAGAAGCTTTTCTGCTTTTCTCTTCTCTATTTATTCTGACATTTTCAATATCCGAATCAAAACCAAAACGGGTTTGAATTAGCTCGTCACTAATCAGATTTCTGTCTGCTAGTTGTATCAACAAGGCTTTTTCACTTTCTTCGTTGCTAAGATCCATTCTATCAAATTCTACTTTAGCGGCATATCTAAAGCCCATGGCTTTTTGGACTAGTTCAATTTCTTTAAGCCAAAAATTCGTAAGAACCATGCGCCCATATTCTAATCTCTGTGTCAATGTTTTTAAGCTAATAAAATTATTTGTAGTACCAGCTGCTCCATACGTACCAGTTAAGGTAGGTGGAATTCCAAGTCCAGCATAAATGCTATTTAAATGAGGGGTATATTGAGCTTCTCCTAAAAATTGATGAACATTAGTTTTGCTTTCTATTAATTTAATATCTGGACCCCAAATTAGATCCATTGTTCCTCCACGAACATTGTTTTGTAATATGCTAGACAATTTGGCTGCGGCGGCTTTTGTTGGAGCAATCTTATGTTCTAAATTACCTAACTTAAAAATTCTAATATTAGAAATAGCACCATCTAATGCAGACATATCGGCAAGCTTTAATTTTTCAATAACTGTAATGTCATCCATAATTGCATATATCATAGGATAAGCCCAAGTCTGCCAATCGTCTTTTTTGTAGTGATATACAGAAGTTCTATTGGCATCTAATGGATATTTCATCTTAGACTTAGCAGCATCGACAATCTGATCTGGCAACTGTGCCACAACTTGTTTCTCTGCATCGTTCTTAGGAGCATTAATCAGCTTACGCAAATTTGCTGGTAAAATAAGTTCATAACGCTTATCTTGCACAAAAGATGACAAAGGCCCAGCAGCCACATCAACATATAAGGGATTTAAAAAAGTATACTTCCAAGGAATGACTCTCTTTTCAACTTTTTCTTCTGGGCCAATGTCAAAATCAGCTTTAGCCAAAGCTTTAAACATTTTTTCTGTAGCTTTGGTTGTTAGTTTTCCTGTTTGTCTATCTACAACAACATTGCCTGTTTTATAAAGATTGTTAATAAATCTTTCGCTACGATCTTTTCCATTACATTTCTCAAACCATCTTTTATAGAATCTTTCCACTCTTTTATTTCTGTGTACAATCCTAATTCCTTGTGTAGCAAAATCTCCCATCAAGTCTACAACATTTTTTACTAACCCTACTCGCTGATAAATATCATCAGCTCTATACATTATATTTTTAACTTTTTTAGGTACTGCTTCATCTGGCCTGAAGTAGTCATAATCACCACGAGTTAATCCTGGTCTTCCTGATGTATTTGTATCTAAGTTAGAAAAATCAGTACGATATCTAGAATGAGCAGTAGCCTTATTATGACCATCAATTAAAGTGTATTCATCTAATGCTCCAGCGGAAGCCTTCATGGCTGCTGTTTTACTCAGTTCATCATCTCCATAAAAAACATAAGCTTCTTCAGGAGGTGTTGGAGTTACGTTTTGGATAGCATCACTTTTTGGATATTTTTTTGACATGTTGTATTATAATTCTATTGTAATGGGATTACAAGTTTCATACACCTAATCTCTGTAAATGCCAGTATAAATGTCGCTATTAGCTGGACCAGTAAACCATTCTGGCCCCTTATACATATCTCCATCGTCTTTACCCATATGATTTCTAGCATTTCCACCAATAACATCATAGGTAGGAGGTTTAAGGACATTTGTCATTTGTCTTGCCAGCATATTAGCAATCACTAAAGAACTATACCTATCTTTTCGTAATCTACCCTTTTTACCCCCATGCAATTTTACTTCTGGGGTATCCCATCTATCTCTAGCTCCAGCACTAGTACTTGTCTGCGTCATGACAATAGTCGTTAATTCGTC